GTGCTGTAATACGAATGAAGACCCACTAGATAGGAATTGATATCTTCAATCGGTATCTCCATAATATCGCGCTTTTCGGCCACGGTCAAGAGATATTCACGCATCAACTGAGGAATTTCATTATAGGTAATATAGGGCTTACGCATACTTCACCTTGTGCTTTTCCTTACGAGTATATGCCTTAGGGTTCTTCGTCACTTGCGGACGGAATTTTGGTGTCCACAAGGTTTTTGCCACGTGATTACGCGGCTTGCTCTTCATCTTCCTCTTCCAGTTCATAATGAGAAGCAAGGTCGTCCCAGTCAACCTGGCTCATTGCGGCATTCATAATGTCCGCAGCGAAACCAGTCTCGGGAAGCTGCCCCTGATCTTCAAGCATGGAAGTCACAAAGTCTTCCAGGGACTGAGCCGAGGTGTCTTCACGCTCGTTCTGCATATCGGTAAAGATATCGCCGAACCACATGTTGACGAGCCAAGTTTCATAGTTAGTCCAACCGTTATATTCGCGGCGTTCCATATTAGTTCTTCTCCATAAGGATCTTGACAATCTGTGCGATAGACTTGCCTGTGCGGCGCGCAATGTGCGCGACAGACAAGTTGGGATTCGAATCAAACAAATCACGAATTTCGGCGTTAGACATTTGTGTCCTCAGTGATAAACAGAAAGATGAAGAATAGTAGAAGAAGGTATGCCCAGAAGAGCATTACATGCTCCAGTAAGTTTCGCTCGACGGCGAGCAGTAGTAAGGGACATTGATACGCTCAAAGAACGGCTTCCCGCTCATGAGGTTGGTACGCTCCACAATCGCTTCAATCTCATCATGGAAGTAGCTGCGGTCGGCAACGGCAATCTGTTCGGCCGTATACTTCCCAGACTTGATCAATCGCGTCATGTGAGACTTGGCAGCAGCCATGGTCGGGAAAATCGGATCGTCATACTTGGCCTTTTTCCCAGCGTAGCGGGTGGTGGCAGTCTCGAAAACTACGAAGCTCATGGTATCCTCATTCATTGTCATATACTATAGATAAGATCGGCAAGTCGGTTTTTCAAGGGCAGTTTACGCATATCTGCTATGCATCGGACGCATGGGTCCAATAAAGAAGCGATACAACTTGCGATAGAGGGAGTGGGTCAGCATCATATACTATAGATAAGAACGGCAAGTCGGTTTTTCAAGGGTTAAAAACGAATAGCAGATATGCTTTTGGTGCATACCTGCTACATTAAACGACTTAAAGTAGTACGAAGACTACATTTTGACTTTTATGAATGCTTTCTCATGTCTAAGAATGTTCTCACAAAACTGTCATTAATTTCATAACCGTTCTTTTTCATCATTTGATACTCTTTTGAGTATTCTGTACGGAACATTCTGGTCAATCCAGTTTCTCCGGTATCTTTAAAACCATTCATAGCGCCTATTACTGCTCTTCCCCATGCAATCATGGTAGGACTCCTTCTCTCTAATGTTCTGAACACTAGTATATATGCGCCGCAACATTTCCACAAGATGTTTTATTGTCGCAGATAAATATCTGAAAAGGAGATTACTATGGAAGCTAATATTAGAAATGAACAGGTATCAATCGTTCTTCGTGGTGGAAGATTGACAATGACTAGTAATGGTGTTGAGGTATCGGTTTTGATCAGAGCGGAAGAACTTTGTGCTGCGATCTCAGGTAAGCCTGTTAAGGCTTCAATGAATGTTGATGTTAAGAAATAACTAGCTCTTAATGTGAGAGCGATGAACTTTTACCATAATCCATTCATTATAGTATTCATCTGGTTTTTCCAATACCTGATGTTCCATCTGATATTTGGCTTCCCAGTAAGAGGCTGTTCCGCGTGTCTTACAGAGTTTTAGGATTTCGCGTCGGAATCTATCTTGTCCCAGTTTCTCAACATCTCCAAGCAGGACGATGTTAGATCCAAAATACGATTTCCATCCGCTGTCTTTTTCAACTTTTTTTCTTCGCGTTTTGCCTTTGACTTTTTTTCTTTGGATCGACTTGAAGATTTTTTTGCCAATATATTTCTTTCCTGTTTCGAGATTGGTGATGATGTACACGAATGAGGCATAGCCTTCAATCTCATCATCACCAATCTCTTTTTCGTTGTAAAGCCACATACCGAAACTCCCTTTCGAGAGTATGTATGTTACCTCTTAGAGTAGTCAATCGGTTCAGTTGGTCCACACGGACCGTTAGCGCCAAGAGCATCTGTGTCAAGAGCAGTAGAACCTACAGCACCTACAGCACCATAAGATGTTACTTGATAGAATGTTGGACAATTAATGCTACTACAAGTATAATTCATAACACCACTAATTGTAATGCCACACTTTGGACACTTGTCTTTCATCAAGCTTAAAGGTACATAAGGTTGAGTATATGGAACGGGATTAAGATTTTGATGTCTCTTACCTTCTTCTAAACCGATTTTAAAACCTTCTTTAAAACCTTCTGTCCAATCTTCATTCATTATAAACTCCTGTATATCCAATACCATAGTGTTTTCTTCTAGCATATTTATCTGGACTATATGAAACGCCTGTGTATCCTATTCCACTATGATAGTATGCACCGTATTCATCTTCCATATACGGTTGAAATACCAATCTCCATAGTTTACTCATCATCACTTTCTAACTCCACTTCATCGCCATCAAAACACTCTTCACCGCAGAAAGAACAGAAGCGAGGTTGACCCTGCGTTTCTTCATAATCATAAAGCACCTTGTATGATGACTCACAGTAGTTACATTTTATTTTATCTACTTCTTTTGTCATTTTTCTATCCTTAAATTTCACAACCACCGGCTACACACGCTAATTCTTGTGAGCCGGTTGTTGCGTCTTGCTTCTCATATGTAGCTAACTTTGTCCAGTCAACTTCTTTAGGCATTTTAGCAGCAAGAGCTTCGTATTCTTCCTTGGTGCAATCTTGATAAGGTGCCTGCTTGTAGACATGGTCTGAGAATGGCAAGAATGATACGCCAGACATTTCATCAAAGTGATTGTAAACCCAAGCACCAACTTCTGGCCATTCTTCTTCCTTAACAGACACAGTAACAGATGGCTTATGTTCACACCAATGACGCTGATAAGTCAACCACATTTCAAGTTGTGAGATTGCACTAATCTCAGAACGGAACACAGCATGATCAGGAGACTTCTGTGGGAATGAGAAGACATAAGTGTGCTGAGGCTTCGTCACATCATCCTCACAAGGGAACCCCATGTCCTTCATCATTAGTGCTAGTGGGTCTTTCTTGTCTGCGCGAACAGTACGAATATAATAGGGACTGTGACGAGCATGAATACCACTAGCCGAATCGACCAACTGAGATACGGTGCCAGAAGGTTTGACGCAAGTAATAGCAGCAGATACAGGAATACCAAGTTTCGCAGCCCAAGTAGCGTTAGTTTTGACTGCTTCATTGCGTAGATCCTCCAACATTGATTCGAGTGCGCCATCAAGTATTACTTTAGCCCCAGTACCATTCGTATACTCATTGTCCATGATACCAGTCAGTGACACGCCAAGCAAACGCTCTTCTTCACAATTCTCAGACCACTTCTTGCTCAAGTATTTGAAGTTGGTAAGTGTGGATTGGAATGTACCAAGTATAGCTGCGAGTTTGACTTTTCGTTTGAGACTTTCTGGGGTGTCATCTCCTCTAACGACAACCTCTGTGAGATTACAGAATTCTCTGGAACGTAGAATGATTTCACTACATGGATTGGTGCCGAAATCGTGATCCGGATCTCTTCGTCCAAACTTTTCGGCCTGCTTCCTAGACGCCGCTCTACTGAATATGCCGCGTTCGCCAGAGCGCGACTCATAGAGGGAAAGCCACTCACGCATGAAGATGCCCACATCAGGCTTCTCTTTAGCCACAAATGAGTTGTTAGCGAGAGCGCGTTGTACATTTTCTTTCCACCAGTCACCAGACTTGGCAACGCGCATACGGTCGTCAGACAAATCAGAAAGGCTAATGAGAGCACTTCTACGAACACCACCAACAACCACGATTTCAGCGATCTTACAAACGATATCATGTGCCTCCAATGTGGTCAAACGACGACCAGCAGCCTTTTTGAATGTTGATACGCAAAACTTAAATAGGTCTTCAAGCGGTGCTGGGCCAGAAGCACGACCACCAAATGTCTTGAGCGGTGCGCCAGCGGGACGAACCTTAGAAAGATCCCAACGAGGAACTTGGCCAGCATAAAGAAGATGAATAAGTTCCTTAAGAGACTTTGCCCAACCAAGCTTTGAGTCTGCCACTACGATATTTGTTTCAGTATCATGAAATGAATCCGATACGATAGGCAGTTGATCAACAAACTTAGACTCAACAGAGAAACCAACACCAGTGCCATTCATAAGAACATAAAGAATTTCATCGAATGAGCGAGGATTATCTACAGCAACATAAGAGCAATTGTAACCAGCAACATTCTCGCGCTTGAGAGCTTCACCAGCAGTCATCAAGCAGCGCATAGATGGCATGATTTCAAGGTTCAATACAGCATCTTCAAGTTGCTTACGTTCTTCTTTGGTAACAGTGTATCCAGTATTTTCCTTGATGTGTTCATCAAAGAAGTTGAAATAACGAGCAACTGTTTCATCCCAGTTTTCACGACGATTTTCATCCCATAACCACTTAGCATAGCGGCTCTTATAAATGAACTCTTGATATAGTGTCGGTAACATATTACTGCCTGACATACGTGTAGTCTCCTAAATTTTTATTGATTGTTTTCTAATACGTTCTTAAGTGAGGGGAATTGTTCAGTAATGATATTCCAACACTGGGTAGCTAATTCTCTATGTTCCTTCTGCGTTCCGTTGGCCATACGAAGTTCACAGTAGTGGATCCATGAACGGAGTGATCCTGACATATACATGCGTGACATAGTGAGACCTTCAGGAAGAACAGAACGAGCAACTTCCTTTGCGATGCCATTTTCTATTGCCCATTCATATGCATTTTGCGCGTCTCGCATTAAATCGTTTTGAACGGTAATCCAATCGAATGCCAGACCCAAATCATTTGTTTCAATACTATTCTGTCTATTCTTTGTATCCTGCAATCGTGCTTCGCGCGGTTCACTCATCTCTTGAACTTCCGCATAACGCTGTGAAAATTCCTGAAACGAGAAAGAACGATGACGAAGGATCTGTCTACCGATATCACGGGTAGTCTGGATCTCCATGATAACATGTGCCATTTCAAATGGCGACCAGTGCTTGTTCTTCACAAGATACTTAAGAAGACGTTCGCTATCTGGATTGTCCTGATTAGCAGGATTAGATACGCGGGCACAGTAAGCAATCAACTGTTCTGCGGTCATGTTAGGAATATCACTTGCTTTTTCAGGCAGATCATTCATATTGGCCATAAAAATAGTCGGCTGTGTCATGCCGATCAACTTCACACTATTCATAATTATACTTCCTGATATGTCTTGATAAAAATTGCTGGCTTGCAAGGATAAAACTCACCTTCAACGCCTTTGATTACCCAATCGCCAGCAGATGCTTCCATGATGCCTTCTTTTGTCTTGATCCAAATTGTAGGTGGTGATGTGCTATAACCAGTATCACTACTGTCCATCCATTCTTCGATATCTAAAACAGATTTTGCATCTGTTAATTGCATTGCTTCAATTGTTACAGGCTTCTTACGAAACTTTCTAACTACACCTTTTTCCATCTCTCAAACTCCAGCTTTGCCCTTAGATCAGCGAACGTGTTAGTATCTATAATACGCTGAATCTCTGAGGCTGTCGTTCCCATCAGGATCCAGTCGTTTATGTCTTTCGCAGCTACACCTTGAGGCCAAATAAAAATATTTTTACCGTGACTAATTGTCTTACTCATTTGCTTTACAATCGCAGCATTTCGTGGCTCATTATCATGAATGAACACGTAATCATGATTACCGAACAAAAGAGTAATATTATACAACGAAGCATCCATTGTTGCAAGTGAATTCTGTAAGAACATAGAATCAATAGGACCTTCGACAACATAGATGCGTTTGGAAATATCTACACGATCCGCTCCAAACAACTTTTTGCCGTCTTCTTCCAATTTGATTGTGATGTATTTGATTTTGCTATTACCGATTGCACGACCTTGAAAACCTAACAGTTTCTTTTCTTTGTCGTAGAACGGGAATACAATACGAGATTCATCATATAAAGATTTATCATAATCTGGCAGAACTTCTTTCACGAATGATTTGAAGTTCTCAGCATAGTATATATCACTCAGTTTTTCACGCGGAATCTTTCGCTCAAGCAAATAACGCTTTGCGATATGTTCGTTCGGTAAGGATGCTATTGTAGGAAGATCGATTGCGGTCTTGAATATGGGCTTCGTCTTCACTAAAGTGAAATCTGGTTTTGGAACGTTTCCCGTCGATTCATTCTTGAATCGTTCCAATTGATACTCACGATATAGTGACGGATCAATCGTCTTTAGAAAGCTACCAATCGATAGACTTGTTCCGCAATTATGACATGTAAAGAATAGATCAGACTTGCGGCGGTAGAAATAGCCGCGCGTCTTCAACTTATTCTTATGGGAATCTCCGCAGATAGGGCAACGGAAGTTCCAGAGAAATTCCGACTTCTGCTTGAAGCGTTCAAGTTTAGTGGAAACGAGAGATATGTATTTCCGATCAATATACAAAGACATAATGCCACCTAATGTTACATAGATGGCATTATATCAGGTGGATTTAAAAAGTCAACGGTTACTTGTCTAACTTGTTATACATTCTGGCTAGACGATCTCTCAATTTGTCCATATCTCTGGTATCAGCTGGACCAGAGGACTTCTTTTCTTTTCTAATATCTATCGTGTCGTTCCATGCTTTGCCGTGCTTTTTACGGATACGATCTTTAAGTTCCTTTCTTTCATCATCCGAAAGACTGGACTTACCGCGGAGTTCGTTAAGAGTTTCTTCAGGTATAATACCTTTAGGTTTGCTAATTTTTCTCTTTAATTTACCTTCACCGGAAGCCGCAACTCCCTGCATGGCCTTTTGTGTATTCTTAGGGATTACACCCTTTTTAGTTAGGTCTTTACGGAAATTTGCTCTTAGTCCGCCTTCTAGAGAGTCGGGTCTTCGTGCGCGTTTGCGCTCTGTTCCAAAAATATTTGAGTCGGCAGACATCTCTGCATGATTAGCAGCTTCATGTCCATGATTCTTTTTGATAACCTTCAATATCTTTTTGGCCTCATCTTCATGATGATCCATACTTTCATCATCTCCAGAATCGCCAGAATCATAAGCGGCGGCTTTATGGCCTGCATAATTTCTAATAAGTTTCTTTAATTCAGGATTTCTTGCTTCATGTAGTCTGTTGTAAAAATTTTCTCTAATGTCCATTTTTGATTTCCCTATAAGTGAGCGTGAGAGCCGCCAATCAAACGAGGTTTAATTCCTCTGCTTCTGACTGTTTCTGACATTGACGGCAAATGTCCTGAACCGATAAAATATACACCCGGTGGCGCCTTATCTAAAAGATAGTTTTCTCTTTCGAGTTGAGCTTGTCTAATCATATTACCTACACCAGTATCTGGGTTCTCATTACCCTTCCAACCATCTTTAGTACCTCTACGAATAAATCTCTGCACATTGCGTTGATCTGCAGGCTTTTGTGACATTCTTTCAAAGTGAGGACCTGCTTGCTTAAAGAACGTGTCAATGTTTTCTGGTGATGCTCTTGATCCGAAAATCTTTTCATGATTTGCGACAACAGAATCTCTTAGTGTCATATTCGGATTAGTCAGATGATTTATAACACCTGCTTCTTGTGGACTTTTAGGCAAATTACCAAATAGATTTGATATGTGATGTGGAGCAAGAAAGCGTCTACCCTTCTTATCGGTATATAAGGCCTTGTCGATCATATCCGTATCAAATGATCCATGAGCTTTAGCTTTTCCAGTAATGTTGCGTGTGACTTTTGCATCACCGCCATCACCTTCATTCCAATGTCCGTATTGTTTAATATGGTGCTTGACCATAGCATGAACTTGCGGTGTCAGTTCTGGTGGTGTACCATGGCTGACCCCAACAAACAACTTGCTGCCATGAATAAGTACACCTCGTGAATTAGGAAGTTCTTTTTCAACTTCTTTATTTTCAACGAGATGTTGTAGAAAAGTTCTCATTTTATTTAAACAAATTGTCAATATTAATTGCGTTCCTAGTAACTAAGAATATCATAACTGCAACTATAGCAGCAACTCCATATTTCCATAATTCAATGCTTGAAAGTCTAGTTCCAATACTTTTATGATCGGTTTTCAATTCAGCATGTAGTGTTTGAATTTCGGTAAGAATGGTCTTTTCTGTTTCTGTTATCTTTTCTGTTAGTTCTCTATTGATCGTAGTAATTCTTGAATGTAAGTCTTTTATTTCTTGATTGTTTTCTATTCTTCTCATTTCCAGCACGCTTTGCAATTCTTTTGTAGCTATTTCTTGTACTTCAAGTCTCTGCTCTTGCAAAGATACCATTCGAGACAGACTTGATGCAATTTCTTGCATCTTATCAAGTGCGGCATCGAACTTCGTAAGAAGTGCCGACATTGTAACCACATCTTTTTTCAATAATTCAATTTCTATTTTATTTTCTATATCATCAGACATTTTACCACTCCTTTTTTATTTATCTCTTCCCATCCCTGCCGGTCTTTTTGGCTTTGATGGAAGTGGTTGTGGTTGTGTAGGCACTTTAGTTTTTACTATGATTTGTGGTTGTGACGAAGAAACGACAGCATTAATTCTGCTCTGTTTTTCCATAACACGACTACCAAACCAGAATGCGATTATGGTTGAGAACAGCGACATTGTATCAACGTCCCATACAGCGTCAAGCATGGTTGGTATATCTTGACCATTCTTGATCATTACGTATGCTGCGGCAGTTTTTACTGCAACGAAAAGAAGAAAGAATGAATAAGTGATGATGGGGCGAATAGAAGCGCGTAGTGCGTTAATAAACTTTCCACCATCAAGAGACTTATCATGATCATAAAGAGATTGTCTCTCGATAGCATTAGCCTTGATAGCCTCAATATCATACTGTACTTCGGCAGTGTACTTCCCTGCCTCAGCGGTAATCTTTGCCATATCAAGTTCATATTTAATCTCCTGCTTACGCTCAAATATTTTCACAACGGAAGGTAAAAGGCTTCCTAAAATACCAAAAAGTGGTGATAGTAAGGATAAAATTGCTAACATTATTTACCTCGTTTAGTCTGTGTGGGCGTCATGGTTGTAGTTGTCTTCTGTACTTCTTCACTACCATCCATCAATTGAACAATCTTCTCTTGACCTCTTGTCCATGCTGCAACACCTATAATTGCTGCCATGGCCAGATGATAGAATCCACCCTCTTTTAGTGTAATAGGATCCCACGGCTCTCTAACAATATACATGAATACCGAAGGAAATATAATGAAGTCGCAAACGCATACAATCAAATACTGCCATGCAATTGCCGGTCTCCAATATGTCTTCAGCCAAGGATCTTCTTTCATCTTAGTCTAGCAAACTGCCAATGCATTCCATCACAACGACG